CTCAAACAACTCCTACCAGCGCACTGGCACAACCACGGTTGGCCTTAGCCTCGGTAACGTACCTGGGGGAATTAGCTCAATCCTGATCTACACCTCCGCAATGGGCGCGTACCAGATCAGCTTCAGCCCGGCAATCCCCAAGGATGCCACCAAGGTACTGACCCTGGGGCTCACGCTCTCCTGGGCGCGGATGGTGATCTGATGCTGCCGAGCACCTTAGGCCCCGGCCCGGCTGGGCAGCATCTGGCCCCGGACAACGCGGCGTACGATCGCCTCCTGGACTTTGAGCTAGGAGGCAACGCCCTGTCGGACCCCTCGCAGGGGCTGATGGGGCATACGTGGTCCTGCCGCGCAGTGGGAGACAGCATCCAGCTTCGCAGGGACTCGGACGCCTGGGCCGAGCTGCTGACCTTCACGACCCCCTACGAGATTGGGTTCACGTTCGATCAGAATATGCGCCCACTCGTTGCCATCGCTACTCGATCCAAGCACCTCAGTCTGTACTGGTATGACCCAGTGGTAGGCGCGTACACCGTGACCTCCTTGGGTACGGGCCGCTGCCCCAGGATGACCATGGATGACAAGCGCCCCTTCGCCAATCAGTACAGTGACGCCATCCTGGGGTACATCCACGGGAAGAACCTCATGTACCGGCAGCAGCGGGACCGCTTTCTGATCGAATACCCAGTCCTGGCTGACGTGCCGGGGCACGCCCGCCTCAAACAACTCGGAATGTGCAGTAACCTCCGCGTACAATTCACCGTGAGTTCCTGATGAAACCTGAGACCCTATCCCAAGTGGCCGTGGCCGCACCCCCTGCCTCCGCGGCGGGGCTGACGCTGATCGGCTATCCCCTCGCGGATTGGGTCCAGCTAGTCATGCTGGTGTACGCCTTCTTGCTATGCACCGCACAGCTCCCGAAGGCCCTGTCCGCCGCTAACTCTATCGCACAAAGGATTGCCTCATGGCTAAAGCGACCGTAGACGAACTCGGAGAGCTGCACAATGCCCTAGCACGTGTGGCCCGGGATCAGCTCCTCGTTGACGAACCCAGCGCAGCCTGGGGTAGCGTGGCCCTCGCCATGCTGAAGCACAACAGCATCACTGCGGACCCTGAGCAGAACGCTGGCCTGAAGGCCCTGTCCGAGACCCTGGGCGCACGCCGCGCCAAGCGCCGCATCACCCCCGCTGACATGGTGGATGTAGCTGCTGAGGTCGCTGGACAGATGAACCTCCAATGAGCCGGGAATCAGGCGCAGCGGCCTCCCAGCGGCACGCACTGCTGCAGGTACTCCAAGAGCACTACGCGCACTTCGAGCCCTTCCTGGAGGATGGGATGGACTTCCTGGGCTTCGAGACCACGGAGATCCAGAAGGACATCGGGAACTACATGGAATTCGGTCCCCAGGATCTGATGATCCAGGCCCAGCGGTCCCAGGCCAAGACCACGATCGCTGCCCTGTACGCGGTGTGGACTCTGATCCATCAGCCCTGGTACCGTGTGCTCATCATCTCCGCAGGCGGGGGCATGGCCTCGGACATCAGCACCCTGATTGTCCGCCTCGTGCTCAACATGCCCGGGCTGGAGTGCCTGCGCCCAGACAAGATGGCGGGAGACCGCACCAGCACGGAGAACTTCGATGTTCACCATAGCCTCAAGGGGGTGGACAAGTCCGCCTCCGTGAAGTGCATGGGGGTGACTGCGAACTTGCAGGGCAACCGCGCTGACCTTCTGCTCTGCGATGACGTGGAGAGCGGCAAGAACGCCGCCACTGCGATGCAGCGTGCGAAGCTCATGGACATCACCCGGGACTTCAAGAGCATTGTGCAGAAGGGGCGCATCCTGTGGCTTGGTACTCCCCAGACCACGGCCTCGATCTACAACAGCCTCCCCGCCCGGGGCGTGCAGGTGCGAATCTGGCCTGGGCGCTATCCCACCGCTGCCCAGCGGGAGAAGTACGGGAACCGCCTTGCCCCGCTGCTGGCCCGCCGCCTAGACGAGAAGCCAGAGCTGGGTGAGGGCGGGGGCATGCTTGGGGATCAAGGGCAGGCCATCGACCCAGTGCTCCTGAACGAGCACGCACTGCAGTCCAAAGAGCTGGACCAGGGGGAGGCGTACTTCCAGCTTCAGCACATGCTGAACACCGCTTTGACGGATGCCCTGCGGTACCCACTCAAGACTGAGAAGCTCATTGTCATCCGCACGGACGGCAAGCGGGCACCCAGCCAGATCGTACGGGGCATGACGGACACCCACGTCAGGGAGTTTGTAGTTGCAGATCACAGCTTCTACCTCACGGCCCCACATGAGCTGAGTACGGAAACCCTCCCTATGGAGGCCCGGTTCGCGTACATTGACCCCGCTGCTGGCGGGGCGAACGCGGACGAGACCGCGTACAGCATTGGCTCAATGGTCAACGGGAACATCATCCTGCTGGCCTGCGGAGGAATCCCCGGGGGCTACGACCTTGAGAAGATGGAGAAGCTCTCCAAGCTCATGGCAGAGTACAAGGTGACCCGCCTCATCATCGAGAAGAACATGGGCTACGGGGCCTTCCGAGAGGTGCTGCTCCCCGTACTGCGCAGATTCCACCAATGTCAGGTGGACGACGATCTCGTCACAGGCCGGAAAGAGGGCCGGATCATAAACACCTTGTCCCCAATCATGGGCCGAGGTGCGCTGATTATCGACGAGGATGTGGTCAAGCAGGACGAGAAGTGCTGCTCTGCGTACAGCCCTAGCGTCAAGCAGAGCTATAGCTTGTTCTTCCAGCTCCAGCATATGACCAACGAGAGTGGTAGTCTGGTCCACGACGACAGAGTGGACAGCCTCGAAGGGCTGTGCAGAGCCTTCCAGGTAGCCCTATCCCAGGACGCTGCCAAGATCACCAAAGCCTCGCGTGAGCGAGACATGCAAGAACGCCTGAAGGATCCCTTCGGCTTCGGACGATTCAAGACCCCTGCTGAGATGCTCAGTAGGCAACATGGCGCAGTGCGCCGGAAATGGTAACGACATGCGCGCAGATCAACTCCTGACCCCGGGCGTCCTCACCAACGGCCTCAAGATCCGCAATGAAGTGGCCCAGGCCATCAGCCAGATCCAGGTCGTAGCAGCTCGCACCCCGGGCGGCAAGGTGCAGAGTGCGAACACCCTGGAGGCATTCCTCCTGGATGCGGCAACCAAGCTCACGGCCCTGAAGGTGGCGTGATGCTGAGGGCCGTATGGGACTCATTCCGGCCCTATGCGGCCAAGGCGGCGGTAGCCCTCAGCATCAGTGCTGCTGGTGTAGCCGGGGTTCAGCACTACGAGGGCACAGTACCTAGTGTGTACCTAGACCCCGTTAACATCCCCACTGTCTGCACCGGGCACACCAAGAGCGTGACCAAAGCTGACGTTGGGAAAGCGGCCTCAGCTTCGCTGTGTGAGCGCCTCCTTCGGGAAGACCTCAAGGAGGCCGAGCGCGGAGTCAAGAAGCACGTCAAGGTGCCCGTAACCCAGGGGCAGTACGATGCCCTGGTGAGCTTCACGTTCAACGTGGGCACTGGGGCCTTGGCGGACAGCACCCTGCTGCGCAAGCTCAATGCCGGGGACTGCCTGAGTGCAGGGGCGGAGTTCCCCCGATGGAACAAGGCCAAGGGCCGCGTCCTGAACGGGCTGATTGCCCGCCGAGCGTGGGAACGCGCTCTCTTTGAAGCAGGGTGTGAGCGATGACTAACTTCGTACTCGCCCTGGCGGGGATCCTGGCCCTCCTGGGAGGTCTGCAGACCCTCCGCCTGCATCAAGCCCAGGAAGCCCTACAGCAGGCCCGCGCCGCGCAAGCTACCCAGGTAGCCCAGGTGCGCCATACCCGCGTTCTGCGGGCCAAGAGCCGCCTTGCTGGGGCATCCGCTGCTACTGCAGTCTCGATCGCGGGCAGTGCCCCTGAATCCTGGGTAAACGCCACCATCCCGGAGGAAATCCATGAAGCTCTTCGTTCTTTCGATGGCCCTCCTGCTGGAGGGCTGCAGCACGGCCCCGAGAGCGGTGCCCCACCTCTTGATTGAGGAGGCCCAGGAAGCCTGCCAGGAGCCCCGCTGGGGCGGGCAGACTCATGGGGAGCTAGTCCTGCACCTGCTGGACGTGAAACGGGCCCTGAGGGGCTGCAAAGCGGGGGCTGAGGCCCTCATTCAATACGTGGAGGACACGAAATGACGAGTGCATTGAACCCAGATGGGAAACTGCAGACCCTGAAGGTAGATGTAGACGGGGCGCTGATCGTCAGCGGGGGCACTGGAGGTGGCGGGGGTGGAAGTGGTACCTCGAACACCACGGAAGCTACGCAGTTGCTGATCAAGGCGGCTGTGCAGAGCCTGGATACCAAGACCCCTGCTCTAGTCAACACCCGTGCCCCTGTGGATACGGATAGGGTAACCAAGCAGTTGATCGACAACGCCAGTGGCACGGTAACCTACG